TGAAGTCACGACAGATGGGTTTAGGTTGGAATCTCTCTGCTGGACAGCAGTTAATGCACAATAGTGCTTCTTAAACACATTAAAAGACTTAGAGATGGGTGTGGGCCGCAACGGCTCCGGAGTGTTTTTAGCTTGTAAGTCACGACTTACTACAAATCGCAACTTGAATAATCTTGTTAGCGTGGGCGACCCACCTAGTGGTGTTCGTTCTAGATGTTCCGGACCTAAGATCGTCCGATAATGAATTATGGTCACCGAGTAAAGAAGAAGGAAAAGGTGATATAGAATTTCGGAAAGTGAAATTATATTTGTGTTTTACTCGTTTACGGGGCACAAATGCAATCTAACGACGAACAATCGAGTAAAGGAGCAGTTTAAACACTCTACTAGAATTATTGTCTTGGGTACTTCCATACCTTAAGATAGTAAGATCTAATGAGTGCTGCCTGGCTTAGTCCACTCGAAATAAAACTAGAACTAACCATTAGGTAACGGTGTTTGCGGGCGAAAGGAGAAATCTAATTAGTCCAATAGCACTGGTGAACCTACGTGAGCTGGAATTGAAAGGTTGTCGGCGTTACGGCGTCGGAGGTGTAGCTGCAACACATTTAGACCTAAGCAGCCCTTCCCCCTGGTTACGGTGAGGTTCACTGATTACCATCTAACATGGTGAACCAATACAACGCTTTGGGAAGGAGAAAACGTAGTCATCCAGATTTTCTGGGTGGTCAATGATATTATGCCGACGTTTAATAAATAGGGCTTATATTGATGGGTACGACTGGAAGGGGTAGGGTAGCTCCTCCGGTTTAAATTTTTAACCTGCTAAATATATAAATATAAAACTTGAGCTCACAAGTCCTAAAAAGAGTAGTGGAACTAGGAAATCCACAAATAAAGTTATCCCCGAATTGGCGGTACGGTACTACAGTAGAGGTGTAGCCGTGCCAAAGGACTGGTTTGACGAAAAGGAAAATGAAGAACTACGTAAAAGGAAATATTTCATGTCACTAGCTTGCGCACAGCAGCACATCGGCCATTCAGTTGATTACGCCGGTGACAAACGTTGGGAGGATTATACACGTGAATCGTTCGATGAAGCATACCCAGGCAATGCCTGGTTTGAAGCCATGCGTGGCTCAAAGTCTATGGAAGACGGTGTTATGATTCGTGACGACGCAATGAATTCTATGGCACGCATAATCAAGTGTGCTGAGATTAACGCTAAGATAGAGATAGAATATTACAAGGAACTTCGGAAAAGGGAGAGGAGGATGAAAATGAAAGGTGTAAGGGTGAGGAGAAATGGTAAGAAGAGTGTTGGAGAAGTCAAAACTGACTCTCATGTCAACGCAATTATGAATTGTGTTAGAGATAAGCCCAAGAAGGGTGACATGTGGGGTAAGTTTAAACGAATGAAAACACCAGCTTCCGTTGACTTAAGACCCAAATGCCCTGCGGTGTACGTGCCCACGCAAGGTAATTTGAACAGCTGCACTGCGCAAGCAATTGCAGCGGCATATGAATTTGATGAGGAGGATTCAGAGAACAAGTTCACACCAAGTAGACTTTTCATCTACTACAATGAGAGAGTGATAGAAGGAACGACTAAGTCGGATCCTGGTGCGAGAATTAGAGATGGTATTGAGACCATACGCAGTACCGGAGTCTGTCGTGAGGAGTCGTGGAACTATGATATAACGAAAGCCACAACTAAACCCCCTGCCCACTGTTACATTGAGGCGGAGGACCACAAGGCAATTACGTACCATAGGGTCAAGCAGGATTTGAGGAGTATCAAGTCTTGCCTGGCACAGGGCAAACCAATTGTATTTGGTTTTGCCGTATTTCCAAGCTATTCTTCATCTACGAGTAAAACTGGCTTGCTCAAGATGCCCAATGGTGAAACGCGAATTGGAGGACATTGCGTATTAGCTGTTGGGTATAGTGACAAACATAAAACTATTACGGTCCGTAATAGTTATGGCCCCAATTGGGGAGCCAAAGGTCATTTCTACGTGCCGTACAAATTTATACTAAACAAAGATCTCGCTTGGGATTTCTGGGTAGTTAATAAGGTACGTGATAGGAAGACCGTCTCGCAAATGAAACAACATGTTCATCCAGAACTTGTTGTAACTTGGCCAAAACCTGAGTCCCAATTAAGTTACACCAAACTAATCCCCGGTTCATTAAAGGGAAAACCCCAGACGACTGCTACGCGCAATCGGAAAGGAAAAGGCAAGAAAATGCTCATGAAGAGCGAAGTAATGCCTGTCAGTAAACAATCTGACGAAACTATCGCCAGCACTAGCCGTAAGTTGCCACATAGATTAGATGACTCTACCTTTGAGGAAGTCATCAAAATCTTTGGAGCAGAGTACAGCAATGGTACTGGTCCCCTTAAGAGGGACTCTGAATGGGATGTTCTTTGCCAATTAGGCAAAGAACATTTTGGGGAGGGTCGTTGGTTACCAAAACTTTCTTACGGTTCAGGTGAATGTGCTGGAGTGCAGTGGGCACTTCAAGCTGTCATTCCACGAAGCGGAAGTATGTTTGGTCCGGAAGACTTAAAGAATGCACAATTTTTAATTGAGTATCCTTTGGGGCAAAGAACTGAAGTGAAAGTGTCACGGTTGCTTGAGTCTTTCCGGGCAGCCGATTACAAGAAACTTTCGTATTATGTACGTAGAAAAGGTGTTAAGCAAGAGGGCCTGAAGGCCGTTGTTGGAAATATATCGCATTCAATGGTTGAATGGGCGACAAAATGCAATTCTATGTACTCTTATTTAATCACTCGCAACGTTGTTTACACAATGGACAGTAGTACTGACCTTCTGCCGCTCGCGGCGCGCGGTCCAAATAGTACTGTCACTGCTATCTACAGGCAGTTTTCAGGTGGTGACCAAGTACAGGTCGCCATTGTTCCAGTCCCGAAGAAACTGGTTGATAAACTGTCTATTAGAGCTACAGGGCGCAAGCGCGATGCTGCACTGTTGCGTGATTTGATGAGACATGCGATAATACTTGTTGAGTCTAGTGATGAGGTTAGTACCAGTAGTAAAGGCATTACTGCTGCTAAGCTCGCATTCGTTGCTATGACTTGGAACAGCAAGTTTGAGAGTGAGTTGTGCAAAACTCTAAGACCGGGGGTGCTCAGTTTGAACGATAGTATAGCCAAAGCTTTCTCGCCACGGGAACGCTGGGGAGTATACAGTATGACATCGTTAGCTAAGAGGGCAATGAAGTTCGCTTTATTTACCTACCTAGCCGCCAACACTAGTAATGCACTAGCCTTGGCGGTGGGTACATCAACGGAATTATGGGATTTCACCAGGGCGTCAATTATGCTTGACGGCTCAGACTCACTCGGAGTTTCTGGAAAGGTCATCCTTAATTTTGTCAAAGTTCTTACAGCTTTGCTTATTAGGGGTGGTCTCGACATTAGTAGGATAGGTAGATTTGTGGCCAGTGTTTTTGAAACAGGGCCAGAACCTTCTGGTTCATCGGGAGTTGATTATAGACATGCCCTCATAATTTATTTGATGAGGCGTTGTGCGCGAGTGACTGTGGCCACCGGCTTATTGGCCACGGCTATGAGTGGGGTTGCATTTGCTGCGCAAAATGTTGGTGAAATGCTTGCTGGAAGTATTATTTCACAAGATGTCTACAATAATCTCGGTCCATATTTCTCAAAACCTGCTGAGTTCTTAGGTGTTGCAGCCGAGGAACTGCTAAAGAGAGCCCATCCTCTCGCTACTATAGCGATTGTTGGTGCAGAAACATTAAGGGACCGTACTGCTTGGTACTTGCCTACGGCAGCCATGCACTACGTAACTTCTAAATGTTCTCTGCCTGTTGGAATCTTATTACATTTTGCTTGGAATTTCGCCGCGCAACGTCAATATGAATCAATGTTGGACTCAGTCCCTGAAGACATTAATTTAAGTTGCCTGGTGGACCAAGAGTACGATGAGTGTGTCGATGCACTCGGTCCCAAGAATGACGACATTGTTCATGAAAAGAACAAGTTGACATTACCTGGGAACTACGGGCTTAACAGTCGCATGCCGTGTTGTGAAAGGAAACCTTCCATTTACTACTCTGCATTGTCAGTGGATTCTGTTATTGTCCGGAAGTTTTCTAGTTGTGTGTGCAACGAAAGACGTGCCATCTTATCTCGGGTGGCGACAGTTAGTACCGGCACTAACGCTCAGTGGGCTAAATCATGGTCCATCTCTAGGTCAATGCCCAATGTGGTTTGTCCTGACCAGAGTAAATGGGAGTCAAAATTACCAAGTTTGTCTAAGGGTCTAGTTCAGAGACATCCAAGCAACTACGTAATTGACCGTAAAGCGCTAGTTATTAAAGCATTTGTTAAAGTTGAAAAACATGTTGCGATAGTTGGCACCCACATTGTAAAGCCCAATCGTGTTCCAAGACTTATTCAAGGTAGGTCTTTAGCGGTTAAAGTCGCGACAGGACCGTTCACGCATTCATATGGTAAAACTATGATGTCGTGTTACGGCGTTGATTCTGACTACGTGTATACATCTGGTATGTCTTCTGAGGATATAGGACTTCTCTTCACAACCATACCACAACGCGTAGTTCGAGAGTCAAACGCTTTTTCCAATAATTTGAAGGAACCGTGTTGGCATGCTATTGATTGCAAACGATTCGACAGGAGTGTTGGGCCTAGCCCACTACTACTCTTATACCAAGAGTATAAGAGGTGTGGAGCACCTAAGGATTGTCTTCTAGCTTACAAGAACAGACATAAACGACAGTTTGGTGCCACACGCAATGGTATCAGGTACGCTCGAACAGCCCAAGTTAACTCTGGTGATGGTGACACGTCAGCAGGGAATTCAAGAATGCATCTTGTAATGCTTGAAGCTTGTCCGCATGTGTACGGTTGTCTTGTCCATGGTGATGATGCTGTCATTCTTACTAATGACATTGAATCAGTTATGGCATGGTATGTTCTTCATGATTTCGTTCCGGTTTTGGCACCGGATATCGATTTTTGCAGCAGTTTGTTTTGGCCGACTGCAGATGGCATAGTATTAGGGCCAAAAGTTGGTAGAGTACTCGCAAAGAGTTTCCAAAGCATGAGGAAATTTCACGAGTATGAACCATGGATTCGTGGTGTGATGTTAAGCACCCGATTTTCTTGGTCCTTTATACCTATTCTTCGCGCAATTAATGAACGTTTCCTTCACCTTTTAGGTGACGGAAAAGTACAGAGAGATTGTGATCACGTTTATAAATCCCGTGCCGTGGGCGAGCATGAGTGTTGTACTGATACATTTGCATTCTTTGAGGAGAGATATTCATTAAGTGAGAATGAAGTTCTTGCTCTTGAAGAGAGTATCCGCAACAGTTTGAATATCGGTGATGTCCTTAAGGACCCCGCCTATCTACAAATAGTAAAACGTGACGTGTTAGGCTGAGTTGGTCACCGCTTCCCAGGGCGCAACTCAACAACGAACACAGCATGAGGCCATTTTGGCCTAAATGCGAAATAGTAGCTTTGCTGCTATTACCTACTGCACGCTAATCAGTTAACGGCGTGGAAACGATTTACAACGTTTGGTTCAGTAGTATGTGATAGGCAATTTAAATATATATCATGAAAACTGCGTGTTCCCAAGTGGACGAATGACCAAGTGGTC